TAAAGATCCTCAAGTAAAAAATGTTGCTCCTGATCGGTAGGGATCTGTTCGGACTTCTTTAATAAATCATTTTCAAACAGCTCACGTGATGTCTCTAACGATACTAACCTAGCCGTAAGCTCGGTGTAAGCGAACACGCCGGCTGCAACAAGTAAAATCAGAGAGGCAACCGTTTTCATCGGCATCTGTACAGCTGCTTCTTCACTTATATTTAAAGGTTTCTTACTCATTTATTTTTGGTTTTGGTAGTGGAAGTATATAATCTTTTGGAGGTATTTTCAATCCACCCTTGTCCAATTTGGTTTTTCCTGAATTTATGAACTTATCTCCCATTAAATTAACATCTGGGTTTTCTTTTTTGTAGTCATCTTTCATATCATCCCAAAGACTTTGAGAATCAGATGGTCTAGTATTGTCTCGTGCAGGAGTTACACCTCTACATTTAGATACTAATAAATTAAAATTAGAATTGTTTGCAAGACTTGGATTACTATTAACCCTACCACACATCTTCATTAACTCTAATTGTTGTTTGATTGCTACATTTTCTTTTGCTGTTTTACAGTCTGTGCCTAAATATTTTCTATAAGTAAAACTTAAATATTGTTGTTCATTCGTGCTACTGTCAGAATAATTATAATCAGTTTCTCTTTTATCGGTTCGTACTTCAAACTCTCCACATCTTACACCATAGTCGTTAAGATATTCATTTTTAGGATACGCAGGTTCTACAAACAATGCTAAAATTGTAAGAGCTAGAATAATTAATCCTGTAAAATAATAATTCATCCTGAGAACCTCCATACATTACCTGTTTAAATCTTTAATATCATAGTCGTGTTCTCTAACTTGATCTGCCAATTGTCTGTATAAGTTTTCTGCCATCTGCCATGTAGACTCAGCAGAAGTTAGTCTTGTATTTTGATCTGTAATTTTATCTTCAGCAACTTTTAAATCTCTTTTTAAATCTACTATTTCTTGTTGATTAGAATTAATGGTGTCTGTAAGATTAACAACATAACGAACGCCAGTAAATGTACCGACTAGCACTGAAGCTACCACAGGCACTAATACAAAATTCTTTTTTAACAAGTCTGCTAGATTCATTTTTTCTTCTCCTCAATTTCATAGAAGAACTTGTCCGTATCTTCTGCACGCCAGGCTCTACTATCTTCTACGTTCCATTCGTTGGTTTGCACTTTCCAGTCAGGTATATCATCTTTTACTGTGAAAGAAGGTATGTCCCATATACATCTATTGTTTGGCTGTGCTGCATAATTACCATCATCTAATGCAATTATGTGAGCGCACTTATGTTCGTGCGGTATCTCTGAATGATCAGTGTCAAGTATATTACTTTCAGGATGTGCAAAGTCAACAGTAAATAAATATTTACCTGGGTGCCATTTCTTATCTTTACCTATGTATTTTCCTGCTTGTCCGTCTAGAATATCCCAACGATGCACAGAAGGATAATAAGAGAAACAATTCCAAAGCTGTAATTCATCAAGTCTTCTGGCTGGTACGTCCTTTGCTTTGAAACCACGTTGAATAAACGCGCTAATTGGGAGGCGATAAAAGATTGCGCCATTTTCCATGATAGCGTGAAATAAGATACTCCGACCTGTAAGACTGCTAAGACCGAAGATAACACAATCACACACTTCTCCATGATGCTTTTGTAAGTCATATAAATACTCCTTTTTTATTTGAGCATATACTACAGGAATGTTTGCATTTAAGTAAGCCATAATTTATCATTTTATTTGGCCCCAATTAGGGCCTGATTCATAATCTACTTTGTTTGGTACTTCTAAGTCAACAGCAGACTCCATAATTTCTTTTATCTTATCTGCATTATTATTTACCGATATATCAAGTTCATCATGCACTTGTATATGTGGTATGATACCCTCTTTGTATAGATCAACCATAGCTTTCTTTGTCATGTCAGCTGCTGAACCTTGTATCAATTTGTTTAGTGCCTTGTAGGTAAACGCCCGTTTGATTCCTGGTCCGTGTTCCGCGAGTGCGTCTTCATGAGATAATGCTTTGTGTATCCCAAACTGATTAGGCTCCCACAAATTAAATCTACATCTACGACCTAGTAAAGTTCTAACTCTACCCTTGTCTTGTGCTCTACGCATTACACTTTCCATTAACATTTTTACAAATGGTACTTTGTCATGATAAGTTCTAAACAAATCTTCTGCATCTTCTTTTGATACACCTAACTCTGCCTGTAGTTTATTTTTACCCATACCATAAAACAAACCTAAATTAATTGTCTTAGCTTGTGATCTTGGTATGTTGGCCATGTCAGAGACAATCTGATGAAAGTCTGCTTCACCTTCATTATATGAATCTAATACTTCATCAACACCATACATTCCATCGAGAGCTGCGTAGTGTGTAACCAAACGTGGCTCTTGTTGTGAATAGTCAAAGCAACCCCAGGTACAACCTTCTTCTGGTATAAATAAACTTCTGATCCGTGGTCCAAGTTCCTTGTTCCTAGCTGGAATCTGCTGTAAGTTTGGATTGTTGTAACTAAATCGTCCTGTTACTGTACCACCTTGATCGGATCTAATCTGATTTATCTCTGCATGTATTCTACCTTTATGTTGGTGCTTTAATATGGTATCAATGAATGTAGTATGAGACTTATTTATTTCCCTAGCACGAGCTATTTGTTTCACCATCGGGTGAGGGTGGTTCTGCAGAAAGTTCTTAGTAAATGATGGAGAACCTGTTTTGGCAGTTAAGTCGTATGGTAGGTTTAGTTTTTGAAAAACTTTCTCTATTGAACGTGCAGCCCATATTTGAACATCTACTAATGTTTCTTTTTTTATTTTGTATAGGCATTCTTTTTCTTCTTCTACTAATTGTTGCTTCAATTCAAATGCTGCTTGGGTATCTACACGCACACCTAAGAAACGCATATCAACGAGGCAAGGAAAAAGTTCTGTCTCTAATTTAAATATATCTTCTACGTCTTCGTGATACATTTGTTTTTTCATCTCTTGCCAAAGTTTTAAAGTTAGGTCGGCATCTTGTTCAGCGTATTCACCAACATACATAGCTGGCAGTTTATACATCTCTGCTTTGTGATCTACACCCCATAGGTCTGCAGTTTCCTTCAATACAGCCTCATTTTTGCCTACTCCAACGTAATCACGACCCAGACTACCTAAATCGTATCTAAAGCGATTCTCGTCCACGAGAGAGCCAGCAATCATGGTATCTACGATAACACCATTGATTTTAAGACCTGCAGCTCTAATAAAGCATACATCATACATAGCGTTGTGAAATATCTTAATTGCGTCTGTATTTAGAACACCTTGAAACCATTTTAAAACCATGTTCTTATCCATGTTGCCACCACCTTCGTGTGCAATAGGATAATAACCTTTCCAATCTTGGACAGCTACAGCTATACCAACTATATTACTTCGACCTGTTATAGATCCAGAGCCCATAGTTTTTAGATCTGGGTCTTTTGTTTCTAAGTCAATTGAGATCTCATCATACTTTGATAGATCAGGAAAGTCCTGTGGTGGTAGCCACTCTGTCTGTGGTTTAAATATCGGTTTCACTATAATCCCTCTCTATAATCATTTCTATAAAATGTATTGCTTTCAATAAATCTTGTTTCTTTCCCTTGTCACGATGTCTTATAATATATTTTATAGCACAACCTTCAGGATATAGCAATTCATTCTCTACTACAAACTTACTAGGTTGAATTTTATACTTTTGGTAGTGGCTCCCACCGTGCTGCTTGTCCCATACTTTAGATGTCATATGCTTTTTTCCTTTGTGGTTCTATTATAAATAAATTGTTTTCTGTTCTTGTGCATGCAACGTAAAATAATCTGTGTGTATCATCTGGATTCTTTTGATATTCATCGTAAGCTGCTCCAGATAGTTCTGTGTTAATTACTACGTTCTCTCTTTCATTTCCTTTTACCCCATGTATTGTAGAGATACTTATCCTTGGTGTACCAGATAAATCTTCTCCTGCTTTTATTAGTTTTGATATCTTTCTAATGTCTTCGTTTCCTAATTCATCTAATGCCTCAAACCATTCTGCTTCTGTTTGCAAACCATACTTTTCTTTTAATATATCTATGTCATAGAACTGGTCTTTAACCATAGCCTTAAATAGTTTTTTGTCCCAGTTTTTATTCATCTTGTTAAAAATTTTTTTACAATCATTAAAATGCATAGGTACACCTGTTTTTAATTCATCCCACTTCTGTATAATTTCGTATATGTTTTTTACCCTTGGTGTTGCTTTTCTTCTTTGCCAATACAATCCTTTTTCATCTAACACATCACCTATGTCTCCTAACATATAGTTTGCTGTTGCTAAAACTAACCATTTACCTTTGGTAAAATCTACGTCATACAAACTCTGACAACGATTTACAGATCCCTCTGTGTCTTTTGGATAATATTTTTTTTCTACTCTGTTTCTAACTCTATTAATAATTTTATTTGCGAGAACAAAAGGTTTTTGTGGCACCCTGTGTGATTGCTCTAATATCTTTCTTGTACCTTCTAAGTTTATAAATGTATTTACATGTGCACCATTCCATTTGTAAATACCCTGGTCATCATCTCCTGCAATAAAAGAATCTGTTGCTGCTTCTTCTATTCGTCTTACCAACTTCCATTGTATCAAACTTAAATCTTGTGATTCATCAACAAACATTACACGTAGCTTTGGTGGTTCACCTGATGCTAAAAATTTTTCTATCATATCTGGAAAGTCAATCAAACCATGCTCTAACTTATATCTTTCTAACTCTTCTGATATAATTTTTAATTTGTTTAGTGATACTTGTTGATTGTCTGTAAGATGATAATATTTTACAGGATCTATTTCTTTTGATCGCGCTATGTTTATTAATTGTATGTATGGATTCTTTGAATAGAATACACTGTCATGGTCTTCATCTTGTTGTGTACCTTCTATCTCCAATCCCATCTTTTCACCTAATTCTTTATAATGTTTTTCTTTCATTACTTGATCTCTAGTTAATCCAAGTTGAGTAAAACAAAATGAATGTAATGTTTGAAAATAGGGTAAGTCATCAAAAGATAATTTAAATTTACTAGCAGCTCTTTGTTTACCTTCTTCTGCAGCGTTCTTACTAAATGTAAAATAACCAATCTTATCTGGTGGTGTTGATTCTAAAAAAATTTTTACATCTTCTAATAATGTATGTGTTTTACCTGTGCCTGGTGGTCCATAAATTATAGTGCGCATTAATAATTATCTTTCTTAAATGGTTTTGGTTTGTATGTTTCTGTTTGTTTATCAAATCTAGCTACAGCAAATACAGATAGTTTATGTCTACCTACACGTTTAGTTGTGCAGTTTAGATTGTCTTTTAACATCTGCGATGTTCTTTGATATGGCACCTTCCAATGTTTTCTAGATAAATAATTGTGAAAAAAATTATCAAATACAAAGTGATGAGAACCTTCTTTAGTATAAGTACCACCATTTTTAAGATCTTCAAAATCATCTTTCTGTATTCTATTTACACAATAGTCTTCAAGATAATTACGTAAGATATCTTTTGTACCTGTGCCTTCTGCAGGTTCTGTTACTTCTGCATTCTCTAATAATATGTTTGTAAGTTTCTTCCAATCGTTTGTTTTTAATGTTGGTGGATTAAATCGTAATTGTTTTACACACTCTTCTTGAAATAAACTTTGGTTTGTTAAATGTTTTGCAGAGTCAAGATACAATCTATCACCATCTACATTCATGTAATAGTATGGTTCTTCTAATGCAACAACTTGTAGATCTGTAAGATTAGGAAATGTTATCTCTTGTCCTATACCAAACTTTCTAGACTTACATAGTTTCTTATCACACAAACTACACATAGGTTGATCATTACATTTATAACCCCAATCTTTTTTTTCGTGTTGTTTTGTTATGATGTTTACTTCTATATCTGACAATGGTTGTGCCATTGCTGACTCGTTAAATAATATTAATTTTGTTTTCCAATTTTCTGGCCACTTAGACTTTGCATACACACCATAATGAAACAGTGCATTGTTTCTACCACCTTCACCTACTTTGTTTTGTACCATAAGTTCTACACATGGTGGTCCATCAGAGTATGGTGTCTCTGGTCTTTTAACTTCTATTGTGCTGATGTCGTCTTGTTTATATCTTTCTTGTAATTCAAAAAAAGCTTCTAGTGTAGCAGCTTCGCCATTCTCGAGAAAGGCATATCTTGTTGTGTTACTACAATTAAAGTATGGT